GTGCGCCACCATCGTCGGGGTTGACCACGAATCGGTCGCCGCCGTACTTGATGGTTCTCACAAGATCTCCGACGTTACACCAGGGACCCTCGGGCCATGGCTCTAACGTGTCCGGGCTCTTGTACGCTAGGGATCCGATCTGCTTGACCTTCGCAACCGTCTCGTTAAATCTGAGGGTTGCCTTGGTCTCATCAACCAGAATGATCCCGCCCTTGCTCGTTGTCTTCTCGCGTCGTAGCTGCACCAGTACACGGTCGCCTGCGACGTCAATGCCAGGGTCTAGGTCTGGGAAGCACTCCGCCTCCGTGCGTAGATCTGGCTCCTCTTTCTGCACTAAATCAAATGCCATTCGGCACTCCTTTCTTAGGCTATTCAGCCTCTTCAGTTTCGGACAGGATCAGGTTGATCTCGTCCAGGGCCCGTTGCAGGCCCTCCTTTTTACCGAGCAGGTTCTTGTACTGCTCGTGGTTGTGGATCCCAACGCCCGTACAGAGCGTGGAGTCCACTAATCTGACCTCGTCGCCTACGCGACGGATAATTTCGGTTACTAAGTCCCGCATATAACAACATATGCAAGGACTAGAGAAACTCCGCCCTTCTTAGTACAGGGAGCCGCTCGTGCCCTTCAGGTTGTTGTACGGACCGACCGGCTTGTTGTTAGCTACTTTAGCCTGTGCCGCGCCACGCTTCCAATTGTTGTCGCGGTGCGAGCCCGACGCGCCAGCGTCTAGCCTCTTGTTGTCGGGGCCGCCGCCGCTCGATAGCTTACCGGTCTCCTGGTACGTCTGGCGGAATCCTTGTAGGTTGCTGTCTGCCATTTACTTCTCCTTTTTGGTTGGTTTCTTGGTGACTCCACCGGCTCTCATCTGCTCGATGTTCATCTGTTGTTGCAGGTCCATCATCTTGCTCTGCTGCTGGTTTTGGTTCTGCATGCTAGCCATGCGAGCCTGGTGCTCCATGTCCATCATCTGGTTCTTCTGCGCCTGTTGCGCGTCGATCGCCTGCTGCGTGGCCTGAGCCTGCTGCATGAACGCCTCGCGCTCGGCCTGTATGCCGTGCTTTCTCATGTCCGCGTCCGCCATGTTGATCGCGTCGATCGCGGACATGTTCTGCTCGTGCGCGAGCTGAGCCTGCATCGCGTCCATCTGGGCGCCGGTTTGTACCTGGGCGACGCGCTCCCGTGATGCGTTGTTGATGTTCGCGAGCGCGACGTTCGTGGAGTTCTTCTGGTCGTTGATCTGGTTCTCGGTCTGGAACTTTGTGACGAGCTCCTGCACCTTGCGCTCCAGCTCGGCCACCTTGAGTTGGTAGTCTTGCTGGTGCTTCGCCATCTCCTGCTGGAGCCTTGCCTGGGACTCGTCCGCCTTGCGCTTGGTCTCCGCCATCTGAGTCTTGAGGATGACCTGCGCCGTAGGATCCTGAGCCGCCATCTGCTCCATCTTCGCCTGCTGTGCCTGCTGAACCTTTTGAGCGAGCTGCTGGATAGCCGGCTGCGCCGCTTGGAATGTCTCCTGCGCGTCTTGTGAGACCATTTCCGCCGCCAGGGACAGCGCCTGCTGATCTTCCAGGGTGAGCGGGCGCTCCTCGAGAAGCTTGAGCTTGTCCTCTCCGCCTGTTGCCTCCGCGACGTACGCGCGCATGGACTGCAAGTAGTGCAAGGTTAGGTGCTGCTTTATGTGCTCCAACGCGTGGGGCGCGAATGTGGGGCCAATGAGTGGGCTGCCACCATAATTGGGGTCTTGAGCATACGCCAAGTGTACCTTGATGTGCGCTAAGTGATCCTGACCTGGGTAGGCCGCCGCGGGGCGACCCATGGACATTGCAACGTTCTCCAGGGCAGGGTTTGACTCCTTAATTCCTTCTGGATCTGGCAAGATCTCGTTGATGGCCGGTACTTTTAGCTGCTTCAAAACCCTCCGGTGTGCAGCCCGAAGGTCGTACATCTGTGGAGCAGAGTTAGCCATCTGCAACACAGCCTGTGCCTGCGCGAGTCGTTGTGTCTCCGAGAAAATGTTCGGGTCGGAGACCGGTCGCACGTCATTGTTGGACGCAAAGTCGCGGATCTCAATCTCTGTCCCCGACTGGTTGTCCATCTCTTCCAGGTACCAGTAGTTGATACGAGAAAGAATTTTAAGTGATTTTGCTTGCGCTCTGTGAAGACGGGCGTGGATGCTTGAGAATACCTTTGCGCCCTGCTCAATTAGTGCCTGGGTGGTGCCCACTGGCGTGTTAGCGTTTGCGTCACCAATCTTCTCCTCGGCCGTCGTAACAACGCCCTTCGCGGCGTCGGTGAGCCAACCAAGTAAATTAAACAGTACAGTTGACGGTGGGTTGAACGGTAACGGCATAGCCAACTTGCGGATGTCATCCACGCCGGGGGCACCTTCGATCTCAAGAACCTGCGTAGGCTCTATCTTGTCGCTCTGTCCGGAGATTCTCCCTCCTTTGAGCCGAAGCATTGTCTGGCTGTTGTTAATGTGCGCTGCATCAAGTAGGGCACGTAAAGAGCCAGTGAGAGCAGCGCTAAGCCCACCAATGAGGTGAGGTAAACCGATGGCATAAGCGCCGCGCCAAGGAATAAACTTAAACTCAACCATCCAATCCATCTTCGCGCGACGATCATCGCCAGCCTCCCAGTTTCTGTAGAGCGAGAGCACCTTGTTGGTGGTCTCGTCGATGGACATAATGTAGGGCGCGCGTGCGCCGTCTGTTTCTTTGTCGTCGCTCAGGCGTAAGAAGCAGGTAACCTCGTACACGCGGCGGATGCCGTCGATGTTCTTAGACGGTGCGTCCTTGCCCTCGACCTTGTCGTTGGCCTTGGCGGAGCGGGTCTGCTTTTCCAGCTCCATCTCGTCGACCACGTACACGGCGACGTCGCGGTAGTATCCCTGCTCAACGCGCTGCTCGTACGTGTCCTCGGTGATGTCCTGGATCTCTGTGATCCGCGGCGACGTGTAGAAGTTCGTGCTTGAGTACGGGAGCAGGATGTTATCGATCGGGATCCACTCGCACGTTGGCCGGCGATGGTCTGTGTCGTACCGCCACTTCAGGTACTGCGAACCACCCAGCGGGATCTGTGTGAGCATCTGCTCCATCTCGTCCCGGAACTCTTCAACCTGCTCGGTGAGCTGCCAGTTCATGAACTGGACCTTGCGATCCGCGGTGTCTACCTGCTTGCGGTCTGCCTCGCCCTTGATCTCGGACTTGACGATGCCCTCAGGCGGCAACAACTCACGCGCGCTGGACGCTGCGAAGTCAACACACGCCTCCGCCATGACCGGGTGCACAACCTTAGACGCGCCCTCAAACGTCGCACCGCCGGGTGCGTCGTGGCCGAGTCCTGTTCTGCGAATTCCCTCTTCGTACTGCTTGTCGCGCTCCTTGCGAGCCTCCTGGTCGATCTTGATGAACTCCATGTAGTCGTTCGACAAGTTCTCCAGCACGCCCTCGTCCAACTCTTCTGCGAGGTTGGCGTAGAAGTCGGGGTCTTTTAGCGGGCCCTCGGTGGGCTTGTAGTTAACAACGACCGAGCCATCCTCCAGCTCGATGAGCTCCTCCTCTGCCTGGCCTGGGTCAAGATCAAGAACGTCCTCAATGTGCTCAATCTCTTCCTCTTGCATGAGCGCTATCTCTTCGTCCTCACGGGACTTGAGATCTAGCGCGCCGAGGGTGTTACCCTGCTGAATTGGCAGCTGCGGTTGCTGGGCCATTATTTGTAACCTTCCATGACTGATCTGTAACCAGGTGTCGCCTGGTCCTCTGAGTACTCGTACTGCGGACGGTGCCTAGCCTCGCGCTCGTCCATCATCTCCTGTAGCGCGCCAATTCCCATGGACGCTGCGCCCGGGATCATCCCAACGACTGGCATCATGGAGGCTGCGTCGAGCGCTGTCATCGCGCCGGACATTGCCGCGCCACGGTAGTCACCCTTTGAGAGTCTCTTGCCCGTGTCGTGAGCGCTGACCGCGGTCATCGCCGCGCCAACGGGTGGCATCGCGCGCTCGAGCACCTTGGTGCCGAACCTTGCGGCCTTGCTGCCACCTATCTTGTCCATCGCCCGGCCCGCGCCCTTTTTTGCGGCTCTTAGGTAGTCCTTCATGCTCAGACGTGACGGCTCGCCGCCGCGTGTGATCATCTCCGCTTGCATCTCGTACGGCGAGAGCACCATGCCGCCAACGTCAAACTTCTGCGGGCGCAGCGTGGGGATCTCTCCCTGTTGCAGCTTCAACTCGTCCATCATGTACCCACGGTAGTTTGACGGCCTGTCTTGTATTGCATACTCGGGGATGCCCTCGGTGCGTGCGCTCTCCGCCCATTCTCTCATACCCTTGGCGGTGCGTGGCCGCTCACCAAGAACGCCAAGACCTTTTTCGCCGTACTGGTGACGCAGTGGGTTGTACGCGGAGATGAGCATCTCAAGCTCCTCATCCGACGGGTATCTCTTGTTCTTCTGGAAAAACTCAATCTTGATCTGGTCGATCATGGGCACCTTGCCACTAGCAAGCGCCGCGTTCTCCAAACCTGTCGCGGTGCGAGCGATCGCGTCAGACGCTGGCGTCACAGACTGCGACGGGTACATGTCATCCAAGCGACCGGCGCTCTGCGCGTTCTCGATGCTCTCAACAACGTTAGGGTCGCTGATCTCCATGGTCTTGGGTCGTAGCATCGTGCCACGAGCGCCACGCCCGAGCATCGCGCGAGACAAGAACTCGTCGGGCGCTGTCTCTGGGTTGAAGTTCTTGGTGATGCCGCGCTCGTTAACAACGGGCGATGTGGCTCTTAGGTTTGGGTCTGTTGCGAGAGCGTGCGTAGCTCTTGCCTGTGTCTCGGGGTCGTGCTTTGGCACGAAGGGGCCCTTGCTCAGCGAGCGAGCGTACTCGTGCAGCGCCTTCACATCTTCTGGGCTGGGTGGTGAGCCAGTCTGCTTGGTGTAGTCGGAGATTGCCTTCGTGATCTTCTTGTAGATGTCGGGGCCAATCTTTTGGACGCGGCCAACATTGGCGTAGCCCGGTAGTATACCGGACATCTCGAATAGCATCTGCCGTGGTGTTTTTATTGGGTTCATTATGAGTTATGGTCTCCCTAGTACCACTCATGCACAAAAACCATAAATTTGTGCCTACTGGGCGTATGGGTTGACCCTGGATCTCTTGTCGTCCGCGTAACCATAGTCCCGGGGCGGTAGGGGGTCGAGCTGCACCCATCCAGAGTCTCGCAGCACGCGGAGCGCCTGGGAGAGGCTGTCCACGTAGTCGTCGTGCCCACCAGATTCGGGGAACGAGCAAACCTGGCGCAGAAATCTCTTCGCCCACGCCGCGTACTCGCCAGGATTCTCTGGGTCCTCGGGTATGTACACCTTGCCCTTCGCGATCAGTGGCGCAACAATGTTCAGACGCTGCACCTTGTCCGCCTTGCCAGGGTTGTACGCCCTAACCGGTATGCCCGCCCCCTGCAACTCCTGAACCAAGGAGATACCCGCGGACTTGTCCTCCATCAGGATCAGGTCTGCCTTCCTGCCCTTCGCAAATGTCTGGTCCGAGCCGTACACCACCTCCTTGAAGTCCGCAATGACCTTCTTTCGCAGCTCGGGGTACGAGAGGTGCGTGTCCCACGCGTCCAATAGCATCAGGCACGTCCCAGCGTCAGGCCTCTCAAACACGCCCCACACCTCGCACGCGGTCGGGTCGTTGTGCGTCTTCTCCGATGTGGCAGA